TAACAAAAGGAGGTTCTATATGACCAATCACAAAGCAATTCAATCAATTTTTACTGGATTAAGACCATTCACTGTCGGTTTTGATGAAATGTTTGACCATTTTGATACAATGGCAAACCATCTACCACACATGACGGCGAATAACTATCCACCATACAATATTGTAAAGACAGGTTCTTTAACATATGATATTGAGGTGGCATTAGCAGGATACAGTAAAAAAGATGTATCAATCAACTATGAGGATAATGTCCTTAAAATTGAATCTGTAAAATCAAAAGACGAAAAAGAAGTTGAAGACAATGACGGTGTATTACACAAGGGCATTGCTAAAAGAAGCTTCACTAAATCTTTTACTATTGCAGAAGATGTTGAGGTTAAAGGTGCAGAATTAAAAGATGGACTTTTAAGAGTATCTTTAGAGAAAATCGTTCCAGACCATAGAAAGGCTAGAACAATCAACATTAAATAATAATTATTGCTAGAGGCGTCCTAGCATTGCCTTTTGGACGCCTTTAGTGTATTATGTAACTATGAATAAGAAATGCGGAGTTAGTATAAAAGTAACACACTTGGTTTCCAACCAAGAGAAGATTGGGCAGTACAATCACTCCGCTCCATTACAATTGAAAAAGGAAATATATGATGAACCTAAGTCAAGACACAATTAGTATCTTAAAAAACTTTTCTGATATTAATACAAATATCCTGGTTAACTCAGGCCAACAGTTAAAGACGATTTCTACTATGAAGAATATTCAGGCAGTTGCTGATATTCCAGAATCGTTTGAACAAGAATTCGGTATCTATGATTTACCAGAATTTCTACGAGCAGTAGAACTTTTTGATAAATCTAATATTGCATTTAATGGTGGAGCAAATCTTACCATTAACGATACCTCAACTAAACAATCAATCAAATACTTCTTTGCAGATAAATCAGTAATTGTTTCTCCGTCAAAGACTATAAACATGCCAGATAAGTATGTTACTTTCAATCTAAAGAAAGAAAGTTTTGATAGGTTGATGAAAGGTTGTACAACCCTTAATCTACCAGATGTTGCTCTTAAAGGCGATGGCAAGGTATTGAAAATGGTTGCTACTGACAAGAAGACACCATCTTCAAATGATTATTCTATTGAGGTTGGCGAAACTGACAAAACGTTTACTGCTTATTTTAAAACTGAAAACTTTAAGATGATTAGAGACGATTATGATGTTGCTATATCACAACAAAAACTATCACACTTTATAAACAAGAACAAACCAATTCAATATTGGATTGCTCTTGAAGCTGATAGTGAGTTTTAAATGGCAGATAATATTCTTGTAGAACAAAGAGAATATCATTCAACCACTCACTACATCAATAAAGAAATCCCTAAAGATGAAATCATAGCCGAGTTTGGTGATATAGAAACCTTTAAGAAAGGTCTACTTGATTATCAACATGAGGATTATGATGGTGAGTTAAGTGATAAAGTAACAGACTTTCTAAATGAAATTGATTACGATAGACATGTTGATGAATGGTCCATGAGAAAAGGTGGATATGACGTTGAGATAGAAGTTGTAGATAAATTTACCATGACGAAAGATAGATAATTGAATAACGTGGAGTATATATTATGTCAGAATACCTGTGGGTTGAGAAGTACAGACCTCAAAAGATTGAGGATTGTATCCTCACCGAAGAACTAAAAAAGACCTTTAAGTCTTTTGTAAAACAACAAGAAATACCTAATCTACTATTGTCTGGTACTGCTGGTACCGGTAAGACAACAGTTGCCAAAGCATTGTGTAATGAAATTGGTGCTGATTATATTGTCATCAATGGTTCAGATGAAGGTCGTCAAATAGACACGTTACGTCACAAGATTAAAAACTTTGCTAGTACAATGTCACTAGAAGAAAAGTCTAATCATAAAATTGTTATCATTGATGAAGCAGACTATATGAATGCCGATTCAGTACAACCTGCCTTACGTAACTTCTTAGAAACATTCCATAACAATTGTAGATTTATATTTACATGTAATTACAAGAATAAAATTATTCCTGCATTGCATAGTAGATGTACAGTTATTGACTTTGCCATTAAGAATGGTCAGAAAGTTAAGACGGCTACTGCCTTTATGGCACGTATGGAAGACTTGCTGACTAGTGAGAAGATTGAGTTTGATAAGAAAGTATTATCAGAATTAATACAGAAATACTATCCAGATTTTAGACGAACAATAAATGAACTACAAAGGTACTCAGTTAGAGGTAAGATTGATACTGGTATTTTGTTTAGTTTATCTGAGGCTAATACCAAAGAACTTACTAAAGTATTAAAAGAAAAACGTTTCAATGATATGAGAAAATGGGTTATTCAAAACCTAGATAAAGAACCATCATCATTGTTTACAAGTATCTATGAAATGCTTTACACAGCATGTGAACCTAAGACTATACCACAAGCAATATTAATTATTGCAGGTTATCAGTACAAGGCCGCTTTCGTTGCTGACCAAGAGATTAACATGGTTGCCTGTCTAACAGAAATCATGGCTAACTGTAACTTCAAATAGGAGAAAATATGATTACAAGCGGACAATATTTTCTTGATGACGGTAAAGATATACGAATAGGTTGTTCCGAAAATATAGAAAAAAGATTGAGTAAACACCAATCATCAAATAGAAATATTAAATTAGTGGCTATTATACCTACTGACCCTAAAGAAATATTTGATGAAGAAAGGAAGGCGTTTAATCACTTTCAAGATTATAAATTACCTAAAACAGGTTCAGGTGATTCATTTTATAGTAGAGATGATGTATTACCTAAAATTTCTGATTATGTAAGTGATAGAATATTAGATAGAACAAATCTACTCAATACACAATTAAAAAGAACTGGCACTATTCAAACCTTGTTTGGTGAAGAAAATCTTATATCGTTTAGAGAAAGGTGTGATATATTTCCTGACCAATATGTAACTTATATGGGTAAAGCAGGCACTCAAAAAGGTGAAAAACCAAGAACATTTATAATTGAAGGTAAAAAATATAAGGTTTCAGAACGAGCTAAAAAATTGATACAATCAATTATAAGAGATACTAAAAGAAAGTTTGATTATGTATGAATTGAAAGACTACCTTAAAGCAATTAACGAAACAAAAGAACCACTACTAGATACAACAGATGAGACATGGGAAAAGAAGTACAGTCCATTTGTTATTAATAGATGTATGTCCATGTTTTATGATACCATAATGCACACAAACGAGATGAATGGTCTACATTTTCTCCCAAAACGTATGCAGTTCCACTATCTTATAAATAGTGTAAGAACTAAGAAGCGATTTGGTGGGAAGTGGTTATCACAGACCAAGTTTAAAGATTTAGAACTCGTTAAAGAGTATTATGGTTATAGTAATGCAAAAGCAAAAGAAGCTCTATCTCTACTTTCCTCCGACCAGATTAATAATATTAAATTGAGCCTGAATAAAGGTGGGAGAAAAAGAAAATGAGTGAAGAGACTATAAATTGGTCTCAGGAAGATATGTTAGAAGTAACTATCAAACAGCCTGATGACTTCTTAAAGGTAAGAGAGACCTTAACAAGAATTGGTGTTGCAAGTCGTAAAGACAAGACACTATTCCAGAGTTGCCATATTTTACACAAACAAGGTAAGTATTTTATTACACATTTTAAAGAGTTATTTGCTCTTGATGGTAAGAAGAGTACACTAACACAGAATGATATTCAACGTAGAAATACGATTGCTTTATTATTACAAGATTGGAACCTTATTGATGTATCTGATAAAACTAGAACGGAAGATAAAGCACCTTTAAGTCAAATTAAAGTATTACCATTTAAAGAGAAATCTGAATGGTCTTTATCTGCTAAATATAACATAGGTAAAAAACTACCTGAAAGTGCAGATGGAAAATAAATGGACGTTACAAACTTTAGAGATTATCTAACAGAAGGTAAGAAAGATTTTTTACGCCTACTCATTATTACAGATGAGCCAGAAGGTGCAAAAGAATTTCATACTGCCGATAGACTACAAGAGGAGTGTAAGAAGTTAAATTATCCTTTTTATCTCTTTAAGTTAACTGGTGGGTATACAACCTATGAAGATGGTATCCGTAAGTTTCATAACAAAGAAGATAAGAAAGGTTTTGAAGTAGGTGCAATGACAGTTGCTATCATTCGTGGTAGTGTGGTCAGAAAAGATAGTTGGATGGACTTAGTGTCTATGCTTGAAAAAGCTAATGCAACATTAGTAAATCCAAGAACTACTATCAATATGTGTGCCGACAAATATAGAACCTCTTTAAGACTTGCAGATTATGGTTTAAGACAACCAATGACCAAGTTAATCAATGACCCCGAAAACTCAGTTGATATGGTTGAAGAAGCTGGTATTAAGTTTCCTTTAATTATGAAGACACTTAGAGGTAGTAA